TGTTGAAATGCAGGACCAAAGACTGGAATCTTGCGAATCTTTTCGTTAGCTCTAATCACACCCTGTGAGATCGCACCACCTTCATCCTGAAACATCTTCTGTTCAGCCTGACGAAGTGCCGCTACCCATGCTTGTGATCGCTTATCGAGCATTAGCTCCTCAGCTCGATCCGCTATATCCTCCTCTGTGAGCTTCTCAGACGCATCCTTAGCCTGCTTATTGTGATCCTCTGCTTCCACACGAGCTAAGTGTGCAGCATGGACACCGACTTCCAGGTTCGTAAACAGTGTCTTGTAGAACTGGTCTACCGCTGCCATCGGTCCAAAGCCAAAGGTAGCCCTAAAGACCTTGCCGGTTCTCCCTGGGATCGCTGGATCTATTTCGTACTTCGCCTTCTCATCAGCTCCAACCTGTTCCTCGATCACAGCTTTCTCAGATACAAAGCGAGTTACAGCATTCTTTCCAGCAATCGTTAATGCTCGGATCTTGGAAGGAGTCATATCCTTCATGACCTTACGAGCATACTTGTAATCAGCCAGAGTAATGTCTTGTGTGTTTCCAAGTATTGAGTTCACAGCAGCTGCGGCATACTGCTCACCCATCATAGTTGCACCCCATGCTGTGTTACTCATCGCATTGACTAGCTGTGTTTGATGACCGCTGAGCATGAAGCCGTATGTGATTTCGGTGAAGATATCGTAGGCTTGGCGACCCTTGGTCTTCTTAGTCCGCAGAGCAAACTGCACCACCTTTAGATTGTCCTTGAGGTTCTGAGCAAGTTTCCCGAATCCCTTATCGTTAAACTCGTATCCAAGATCGGTCATAAACTTCTCGATCTTCTTGAGTCTGACTCGTTCCTTCTCCCATGCCTTCTGTGCAACTTTCTCCTTGGCTGGATCGACCAGCTTTGGCTGTCCAGGGCCTGGGCCTTTGCCAGCTCCTAGACCGGGACCTGCTCCCGCGCCTTTGTTGAGATGCTTCAGCTTTTCCTTAGTCTTCTCATCGGGTTCAAACACAGCGTCCTTGGTTGCATTCTTACGGCGTTGTGTTGGAGATTGACTCAGTGGATCACGTCCGTATCCCAACACACGAGCAACTTCAGCTACCCGCTCACGTTTGAGTTCTATAAGCTCGACAGCTTGTGCGTAATCCGTTGCATCACCTGTCATGGCCAATTCCGTAGACAGACGAATGATATGTTCGTGGTCAAACACATCAAACATCTGGTTAGGATCTCGCCAGCGGTCTATAGCGGCCTCATCCGCTGCTTGTCGTTCTTCTGCTGAACCAGACCTTCGTGTGTTTACTTCATTGATCACTTCTTGATGTGACCGCTTGAATCCAATTCGATTAGCGTCAGCTTGGTTGTAGGCAATGCGAGCAACCTTTGGGCGAGCTGGAATAGCAAGCCCATCACCACGCTCGCCAGTGAACTGCTGGTCAGGCATCCCTTGGATAATAGGGTCAGTAGCACCCTCCTCATTGATCCACGCTGGCGGGATGTTAATTTTCTGGTCGGCGTAAATAGTGGCTTCACCACTAGCGGTCCTATTAGAATCTCCGTGTGGTCCATAGTTTACCCATGAGTTCTGACCACGAGTCTCCATTGTCATCGCTGGTCGAGCCAATGGTGAGTACATAGCAGCATGTGATCGCCAAGCATTCTCCTCTCCGAATGCTCTAAATCCATTGCCCTCTTTTACATGGCCGAAGTAATCATGAACGATTCGGAAGATGTCGTTATATCGTGCCTGTTTGCCTGCGATGGTTTCATTAGTTAGTTCAAACAGCGGATTCTGTGCAGGATCAAAGTCAGCATCGGAACCAAAACCTAGGTCTGTTGGGAACACATAGAAGTGATTGTTTCTTCGGATATCCTCGGTAGCCAGTCGGGGTGATTCAGCATATGGGTCGTCCATATCTTCAGTGATCCAATCGACCTGCAATCCAGTCTCTTTAATCACAAGCCACTGTGCGAGTGTCTCATCCATCATCGCACGATAAGACTTCTTTACGGCAGGATCATTGGGAATATGCTCTGCGGATTCATACCAATCGGCTATCCGAGCTGCACGTTGTTTATCCACCTTCTGGTAGGTGGATGGTGGGTTGTAATCAATCCCCGAACGCTCAGCGTAAACAGCAGCGGCTGTGCGAGCGATTTTAGAAGGGCCTATCTTCGCATCAGGATAGGCTTTTAACTTGATGTTTGTGGGGAGTCCTTCGAGGGCAGGTTTCTCAATAGTGGCCCTATTCTGTGTCGAAAGCTGCTCAGAGCCTCTTGGTAGGCTTCCTCGCTCTCGTATTTCTCCCGCTTGGGTCCCTTGCTCTTGAGCCAGTTGTCCCGTTCTTGTTTGCTGTTGTAAGGCATAGTCTTCTCCAGTTGGTCTAGTATAGTCTGTATCGGCCATTCCTTGAATAGATGTTGCATCAATTCCCTGTAAACGGCCAGCTTCACGAGCTTGGAATGTGTCTATCGACTGTGCTTCTCTACCCCAAAATCCTTCATCGTTAAGCAGCCTTGTTACAGCCTCTCCATTGAGCTTGATCTTGCCTCTCGTGATCTTTGATAACACACGATTAATCCAGTCGGTGAACCGTTGCATCATGCCAGGCTCTTGCCAAAACTCTTGATTGAGAGCGAAAGCCTCCGAGTGCTGCCTTGCTGTGTTTTCAGGTTTACTGAAACGGTCAATCAGTGCGTCCATCTCACGGCCTTTGAACATCCCAGAGTTGAAGGCAACGTGCATAAGTTCATGTGTTAGCGTTTTGAGCTGGTCGTAGTTCTTTCGGCCATACTCACTGTTGTTAATCGTGATGACACCCAACACATCCATCGTGGCCGGGTTATCTTTCATCTCAGCAGTGGGACCGCTAATAAAACCTGCTCCCCACTCACCTCTAGCTTCCTTCTCACGGTAATCAGCTTGGTAGTCTTCAAAGGTTGGAAACTCGTTTTGGAATCCTTCGATAGTGGCAGTGTAATCACTATAAAGTGACTCCAGCTGTTGATCGCTTACATCAAACGTGTCTTCCGTTAGCACCAACACACGACCGTTTATAAGGTTCAGTTCAAACCCGTTCTCCATCTCCTTCACACTGCGACCCTTTGTGAGTCCCATAACATCTTTACGAGTTATGTTGCTTTTGATCCTTTGAGCTTCTTGCATCTCAGGGGTGTCAGGAGGTAACTGAGCTGCTGGCTGAGGTTGAGCTGCGTCTTCTTGCTCCCATTGCTTATCCCAACCGGCTTGGCTTTCCTGTTGCTGCTGCTGAGCCTGTTGCTGGGCTTCAGGTTGGACAGGTACTGGCTGTGGATCAGGTTGTTGAGCCTGTTGCAGCTCTTGTTGGTATAGGCCGAGAGTGGTGTACGCATCTTCAACACGCTTCTTATAAGGTGCTGTGTTTTCACCACGCTTTTCTGCTCCTGCAAGCTCTGATTCAGCAGCCTCTATTCGAATCTTGGCGTAAGCGACATTCTCTTCAGCCTCTGCCACATCTGGCACAGCGGGTGGTGAAACTGTATCGGTGGGTTGCAGCTGGTCGGTAGCTTGCTGTTGTTGAATCGGCTGTTGCTGCTCAGGTACAGGCTGCTGTGCTTCAGGTTGGACAGGTGTTGGCTGTGGAGCAGGTTGCTGCTGCTGCTGCTGTTGGAGTAGATTAGACTCCATATCACGAGTTGTATTAATGTAATCCATCGCCGTATCAAGGAACTCGCTTCGTTCCCGTCCATTTGGAAGGATGTCATACAGGCTCTGATCGGTTCCAGGCACTTGCACCTGACTGAAGGCTTTTCGTGATGTTTGGTCTTCCTCAATCAGCTTAATCACGCCAGCTTGGTAATCCATGTCCTCGCTCAAAGGTAGAACCACAGAGGCCATCTTGCCTGACTCCAGCTCTTGGATTGAAGGCGTTGGAATAGCTCGACCGCCAGCCATTCCTTTCATCGCACCGATACCAGCGACTTCAGTGAGTCCTTGTGTCAGCATGTCATCACGGCGTTGAGAAGCCTGCTCTGGTGTTTCATCTGTCACACCAAGCTGATAGCCAGCCTCTTGAACAACATCACCAGTCATGCCAAAGCGTTGGTCGATTTGCGGAGCAGCATCACGCTCGTAGCCGGGCATCGCAGAGAAGAAGGCTTCATTTGCACCTTGAACGATCTCAGTAACACGCTCTTCACCGAGTTCGGCAATCATTCCGTTGAACCCGATCTGCTTCGCCCTTGGTCCTAAGTTTGGATTAGCACGCTGCCATGTCTGACGAATGCGGTTCAGGATGTACGTCTTCATGTTCTCAGGCACATCCGCTGACGTAGGCTTTGGTGTCATCGCCTTACGGATTGGTGCGCCGATTTTGCCTGCACCTCTAGCCAGTGCTTCACCACCAACCTTCTCAACGAGGTACTCGCTCATCTGGTTGATGACAGCCTTGGGTAGACTGTTCATCCATGAGTCTTTCTCAGTGGCAGCAAATCCAGTCTCGGTTGTCTCGTCGTACTTGATGTCACGCTGTGGTAAAGCCTGAGCCGCCGTTCCACCAACGTCTGTGACACCCGCATAGATACCAGCTTCAGTCACTGCTGGTGCTGCTTTGACTGCACCTCTCACAGCCGCTGATGCCATGAACTTTTTGAACTTCTCTTTACCTAGTCGCTTGGCCAGTATTGCTAACCCTTTACGACCTGCGGCTCTGGTTGCTCCACCAAGACCGCCAGTAACGGCAATATCAACGGCATATGCTGGCAGCTCAGACACACCACGAACTACCTTCATGGCTCGTGGGTCTTCTTCCTGCATCTCGGCGTAAACGATTTCCTTGGCGACTCCGTAGTAGTCTCCCGGCTGTGCATTGCCTTCGTAAATGCGGTCGATCTGTTTTCCTTTTAACACAGCCTCGGCGATTTCACCTGCACCAAAGGTCAAAGGCATCCTCCGCATAGCTCCACCGTAGACATCCATGAAATCGCCTTTTTCGACTTCATCAGGATTATCACGAAACCACTGGATTGTGTTCATCAGCTTAGTGGCTGAGTTGTGGTCTTTCCTTCGCCATGGAAGTGGTGCTGACTCTTCACCGCCAGCGAATCGATACTGCCTAGCGCGTATCTCTTTAGCATGGTCTTCTTTTGACCACATGGACTTAGGGGCTTTGTTGCCGGAATAGCGTTGTTCAAACACACGGCCTTTGTTGATGAACTCATACTTCCTGCGAGCTTCTTCTGGATAAACAATCTGCCACGCTTCATTGACTGGGCGCAAGCCCTTTTCCCAAGCACGCTGTCGTTCTTCGACGGACATCTTTGAGTACATGTCGTCTTGGAGCGTAACAGACGGTGTGTCTTTGAACTCGTAAAAGAGTTTATCTTGGTCGGCCATTTAGAATCCCTGTAGCGGTCCTTGCCATTTCGGTTGCGGATTGAGTTTACGTCGAGTCTGCTCCATTAATTCCTCAGAGCTAACACGTTCAACCTCACGATTTGGGTCACGCTGCCATGCAGAAGTGTTGTATTTCATTTGAAGTTCAATACCCTCAACAGAATTCTGATCTGCTTCAGCAGCTCCTGGGTAAACAGGGACTTTGTAGTTATCTGTTGGGTACTGATGCGGCTGACCTTCCAAGACTCCTAGAGTTGTTGTCGCTGGCTGTTGTTCACCAAAGTAAGTTTGGAAGTTCTGGTTGATTCCGTACTGCGAAGCAACTTCCTGAGAGGGTTGGTAATCTATCGACTGCACTCGATCTTTCATTTCTGCGTCACGGCGTTCTAGTTCAGCCATGTATTCTCTAGGAAGAGAGTACACTGGATTATATTGATAACCCAGCCGATCTCTTTCCACATCGTAACGCTGGATTTGTGGTTCATCGGCTGCTGATGACATTGGTGTTTCTCGGCCTGGTCTTCCTCCCACCCCCCTAATACTAGGATCAAAATAGAGTGGTGTTCCTGATCGTTCTGCTACTTTGCGATCAATACGTTGAGCTTCCATTTCTTCACGGATCGCAGCGTCTTCACGCCGGATTTGTTCTTCGGGCGACATTGGAGTACGCTCACGGCGATACTGAACACGTTTAGCTTCGTCGATAGCATCAAGCCGTTGAGCTTCAGCCTGTTCAGCCATTGCTGCGTCTTCTCTCGCTATCATCCGAGCCTCTCGTGCTTCACGGTCACCACGAGCTTCTCGTTGTTGAATGACTGATTGTGGTAATTGTGGTTGCGGAGCAGGTTGTGGTGCAGGATCGCCCTGACTCCAAACAACATCATCCTCACCAATCTCTCCACGATCTCGCATATCGTCAGCCTCTGCTTGCGAGTTAACAATGATTGGGTTGCCTTCTGTACCTATTGGTGCAGCTGGATCGGTCACAGGACCTGCTGGTTGATCAGGTTCCACTGGGACTTCAGGTGGTGCTTGTTCCACAGGCTGCGGAGCAGGTTGAGGTGGTTGAGGTGCTGGCTGAGGAGGTTGTGGTGCAGGCTCAGGAGGTTGAGGAGCAGGGGCAGGTGGACCGCCACCAGGCAACTGGTATACCTCTGTGAGCCAGTCGTTGAAGGTCATGGGGTCATCGTCTGAATTCAGGAAAGCTGCTCCTGTGTTTGAAGCACTGTCTCTGTCGGCTTGATACATACCGTAGAGTTCCTTTCGTTCGGCAGCTTCCTCAGCCTTCTTCTTCTGCTGAAGTGCGTCACGCTGTTCTCGCGTTGAGACAGTACGATAATCCCACTGGCCAGTTACTTCATTGAACTTGTCAGGTGCTTTTATTTCACCAGCTTCATTTTCATACGAAGGAGGTAGGTGGTGTTTTTCCCATTCTTCCTGAGTGACAGTGTTAGTTACCATTTCTCCAGTAAAGGCATCTTGGGTCGTGTAGTCATAATTGGTCACCACATCCCAACCACCTTGGGCATTTCGAACTCGTTTGTGAGATGTGTTTGTTTCGAAACCTCCGCTTATCGCACCGAAACCCTCCTCATAGCCGACAACCTGATCTGCGTCGATTCTGTATTGGGTGTCATCTTCTAGAACCTCGATCTGGCCGTAAATCTCTTGCTGGCTGCGTCTCTGTTCGTCCGGTGAAATGCGAGTGTCGTTGCCAACATCTTCAGCCTGCTTCAACAACTCCATCATCTTCATGCGGCCATTGTCGTTGAGCTTGGTCTTGTAAGTGTCTATATACTGGTTGCGTTTTGCTGTGTTCCAGTCACGTTGTGTAGCAAGCCCATGCCGCATCCGAGCGTCTGCAACCTCTTGCTCGCCATGGAGTTTCTTCAGTTGGAGATCGTGTTCTCTGCCTTGCTCAGCCAGCTGCATTTGCTGCTGCTGACCTTGCTGAAATTGAACACCTTGCTGCTCAACCTGCTGTCGCCGCTGCTCCAACTGCTTCATGGCCGTTTGTTGTTGGCCATGAAACTTGTATAGATCAGACTGTAGGCTCTGCTGTTGTAGCTGGCTACGCTGACGCATTTCAGCCTGACGTTGAGCAAGCTCTTCCAACTCCTTGCGGCGTTTGGCGATGTACTCGTTCTGGCCAGTGCGAAACGCTAGCTCACCAACCGCAACAGCGGATGGTCCATATTCAACACGAATTGGCATTGTTTAGGTTCCGTACATTTGGGGTAGTGAAGTACGAGGTTTAGCTCGGTTGGCCATCGTTCGTAAATTAGGCTTTGGCTGAAACTGTTTCATTCCCTGCCGCGCCACATTTAGATTTGCCTGACTATTAGCCTTTTGTGCTTGAAGTCGTCGCATATCAGTCGGATTAGCACCCTGCATCTGACGATTGGTGCGGTTTATGTCAGATTGGTAAGCACTGGTAAACGGCCCTTGTGTAGGCGGTTGTGTCGGTGACATTGGGCCTTGTGTACCCCTGCCACTTCCAGGCTCTATACCGTGGGGACTTCTGAAATCTGGGCGACCACCTGGATTAGGTGTTGGTTGACCATCAAACCCACCTTGATTTAAGGGGTTATTAAAGCGATCCCTAACCTTCTCTCCATGGGTTCGGATGTCAGGCAAAGGATCGGGTCCAAAATCGTCCCACCGCCCTGTGGGTGTCTTCCTATGAGTGTCTCGCCTGCCTTCAGGGTAAAGGACGTTCGGCCCATCGTTCGGCCCGTAGATAGGAGGACCTTCCGGCGATCCCATCATCGGCGGTGGTGTTGTCATTGGAGGCATGGGGGCATTAAGGTCAATCCCCCTCGGCAATATGTCACTTATGTCGGTTTGCGGCGCGTCATGCCGACCTGGGTACGATGGGCGTGGAACCTCAAATTCACCGCCGGGCATAGGTCTTCCCCAAGGATCAGTTGATGGCGGGTCTTCAAATGGGTTGCGTCCTCCGCCACCTCCAGCGCCTGGGCCACCAAATGGGGGCGTTGGCATCGTAGGTGGTGGTATTCGAGGTGGTTGTTGTGGAACAGTTCTTGGTCCCATCACTTTTCTTGTGGGATCGTCTGGCCGTCCTATATTTGGTGGTCGTCCTTCTGGTGGAAGAGCCGAGTACTGAGGAATTGAGTAACGAGGGTTCATAGCAAATCCCATCTGTTGTTGAGGTTGTTGTTGATTCTGTTGAGGAGCAGCTACACTTGCGTTCACTCCTGGGGGTAGATTGGCGACACCACTTCCTACGTTGCCACCTTGAGGTGGTGGTACGTTCACATCGGGTGGTGGAACTGGCATGTCGAAGTTTGGCTCACTTCCTATTGGCTTACCATCTGGGCCAGTCTGCACCTCACCCTGTGTCGGTGGTGGTAACACACCCATCGTTGTTGGTTGTCCCATCGCCCGTGCAGATAATCCTTGAAGACCTCCCATGCCATCACCCATGTTCGCTGCAAGCATGGACTGTTCGCCGGAAGGGTCGAGCTGTTGCTGCATGAAGTTCTGATAGCCTGCCATGTCTGTCCATGGCATCGATGCACCATCTGTCGGCGACATCTGCCCGTGTGTCCCAGGTACAGTACCTGGCCATCCTCCACCGGCTGGTTGATTTGGTTGGCCTCCACCTCCTCCAGCTGGTTGATTTGGTTGGCCACCACCACCAGCTTGTCCGGCCTGTCCAGCTTGTCCGGCTTGGCCTGCCTGTCCAGCTTGTCCTGCTTGTCCACCACCAGCCTGCCCTGGCTGTCCAGCTTGGCCACCACCGGCTTGTCCGGCTTGTCCGGCTTGGCCAGTTGTGCCTGCTGCACCACCACCTTGGTTTCCACCTTGGTTACCACCGCCCCACTCGCCACTTGTGTTTGACACCCGCCCGTCTGTCCCAGCTTCAGTACCTGGCCAGTCACTCCGATGAGTTTCGGTGACCGACCCATCCATACCTATTTTAATATCGATATCAACGTTATCCCCGCCTTGGGTTCCCGCTCCACCGCTCTCTTTCCGAGCTTGCGCCAACTTATCCATCGCCTTGTCAAAGCGATCATTGTTCTCCCGAAACTGCGTTTCCATTTGAGCAATCTGATCTTTGTATGCCTGAACCACGTCAGCGTTTCCGGTATACTGAGCAGTGTTGAGGTCGGATTTCGCCTGCTCAAGTTTGGCATCATGCTTCTCACGAGCAGCTTCAAATTTTTTCTCGGATTCTTTGCGAAGGTTGTCGATGTACTCTCGGTTTTCTTCTCGCTGTTTAATGGCTGCTGCTAGGTCTTCTTTTCCTTTCTTGATGGCTGCTACACGGTTCTCCCGCGCTCTTTGCTCAGCTTCCTTCCGCTCTTGAGCAGCTTGTTGTCGTCCTTCAACCATCTGCTGCTGCATCCATTGCTGGTTAGCGGCAAGTTGCTCCATCGCCCATGGATTAAAACCTTGGTTCTGCTGCTGACCACCACCTCCGGCAGCGACTCCACCACCGCCAGTACCCATACCACTTTGTCCAGCGGCAAGAGCTAAACCAGCGTACTGATCCAGTGATGGAACGTCTTCAGTTTTTCGTTCCATAAAGTCAAGCGTGTTCTGCTTAGTTTGGTCGCCACGAGCCATGCCACGTTCAAGAGCAGACACAGCACCTTGTCCAAGCTGTGCTTGCGTTCCGAAGCCTTGTGATTGCTGACCTAATCGAGCAGCCATGCCTTGTCCGGCAAGCTGTCCTTCAAGTCCGGTAAGTTGTGCCTGACCCTGCTGGAATGCACCAGCTCCCTGACCGACCATGCCAGCCTGTTGGCCGAAGCCCTGACCGACTAATCCAGTTCTAGCACCGAGAGCCTGTCCTTCCAGAGCAGCCTGTTGTTGCTGACCAGCGGCCAATGCTCCTGCTTGTGCGCCAAACTGTTGTCCAGCCATCGAAGCATCAACACCACGTTGTTGCTGTTGTCCTGCGGCTAATGCTGACAGGCCAGCAAGTCTTGATTGCTGTGTTTGACCTTCCAGTGCTGCTTGGCCACGTTCCTGAGCAGCAAGTCCGGCTTGTCCAAGTCCGGTCGCAGCACCAAGCTCTTGGCCACGCATTTGTGTTGTTGCTCCAACGCCAGCCATTCCAGCTTGCTGTTGCGCACCAGCCCTTGCACCTGCAAGGCTTGATCTAGCTCCAAAACCCTGAGCAGCCATTTGTTGCTGAGCAGCTAATCCCTGGCCAGTCATTCCAGCGGCTGCTCCAGCACCTTGGCCGAGAAGACCCATCTGTGCCTGAGTGCCTTGTTGAACCGCACCAAGTTGTCCGGCAAGTGCTTGTCGTCCAACAGCCTGCTCAGCAGCAGAGATTGCCTGTTGTCCCTGTGCCTGTTGAGCCAGTCCAGCTAAACCTGTTTGAAGTCCAGCTTGTTCTCCTCGTCCAGCAGCTCGTTCTCTTGCTCCGATTCCAGCCTGACCTAATCCGATGTCAGACTGTACACCAGCTCCACGCAGTTGTTGTTGTGCAGCAAGTTGCTGACCAGTCATCTGCGCACCTGCTGATAATCCGGCAGCTTGCATTGCATCTTGAGCCGACATGCCCTGTGCAGTGAATCGCTCAAATGCTCCCGCTTTCTGCTGGCGAACCTGAGCATCTACCTGACCGAGTGCTTCCTGACGATTACGTTCAATGTCTGAAGTTGCTCGCTGGATTTGACCACGGATTGTTGTGCTATCCAGACCTCGACCAATCAGGCTTTGTTCCATTTGGCCAACAGTACGAGCAATCTGCTCATCAAACTGTCGGTTAATACGGTCAGCGGATTCAGCACCCATCTGATCGTACATGTTCAGACCTTGCTGTGTTCTGTCATCGTAGCGTCCCGCACGCTCGGCTTGTGCGCCTTGGAAACCACCAGTGACATCAGCACGCCCAGCACCAAAGGCTTGTCCCGTTTCGTCGATTGCTCCACGGATTCCCTGAGCTGTTTGACCACGCAAAGCGTCAAAGCGTCCACCGATATCCTGACCTGTTGCAGCAGCCTGACCAGTAGCTTGCTGGCCTAATCCTGCATAACCTTGCCCAAGTTGACCCAATCGGCCTTCAGCTCTGGCAGATAAATCCTGAAGCGTTTGTCGTCCGAGTTGACCAGCACGCTGTTCAGCACCACCTGCGATATCCTGAGCGGTTTGTCTGGCTCTACCAAACTCTCCACGCACATCCTCACGACCACCGGCGAATCGCTGGCCTGTATCAGACACACCAGCATCTGTGTCTCGGCCAATGTCTTGACGAGCCTGATCGAACCGTCTTCCAGCAGCAGCTTCCTGCCCGGCAAAGTCAGCACCAACTTCACCTCTGGCCGCAGCTCGTCTGGCAGCATCAGCTTGTCCAAGTCCCTGAAAGCCTTCCTGTAGTTGGCCACGGCCCTCTCGAACAGTCCGTCCTGCTTCGTCTGTCGCTCCTTGGTATTTAGCCAGCAGGTCGTCGATGCTTTGCTCACCACGAGCAGTCACACCTTCACGAGCAGCTTGACCCATTTCACCAAGCTGACCAGCAACTCGTTCGCCACGACCTTCTGCTCGTCGCCTGGCAGCGTCACCTAGTTCACCAACACGTCCTTCTGCTCGTTGTGCCAGCTGGCCAAGACGAGATTCGGCAGTTCTGTATCTATCAGACACATCCCCGACTCGTCGTTCACCGCCCGTGAGAACATCCGTGATTGTGCCTTTGGCAACACCCTTCATGTTCTCGACAACATCGCCAGACATATCGGCCATGTTCTCAATCAGGTTGCCATGCTTATTGCTCAGACCATCCAGATCAGCTTTCTGTTCATTAGTCAGTTGGTCGTAACCACGAAGTATTTTCTCGTAACGAGACTGGTTGGCAGCGTTACCTGCCTGACGAGCCTCTTCAAACAGGTTCATCACACGCTCAATCAGTGACTGAGCGAATGGTGTCTTTTGTTCTGCCGACTCGTTTTTGTTACCGCCTCGTGACGGATTCTTTTGGTCTGCTCCGGTAGCCATTATCGGCCTCGCATAATTCGTAGTTGAGCCATTGGATTAGAAGGATCACCGATCATCTTCTGCTCCATTTCTGGGCTGATGGTTTGGAAGGGATTCAACTGTGCTTTCGTCTTGCGTTGCATTCGCTGACCTTGACTGGTCATCGAGTTATCAATGTTGGTAGTTCTTTGGCTTTGATCGAATGTGGTTTGTTGGTTGTTCGTTCGGTTGTAGGTGTTGCGGTAATTCGTGGGACTTAGATTGGTGATGGTCGGAGCAGGAGGTAAAGGGCTGGCTGAACCAAATCCTCCACCGCCTGGATTCGCATCCAATCCTCCAGTGTCCATGCTTCCACCACCTTGTGTTCCCGGCATTCCAGGCGACATCGGGCTAACCATGCCGCCAGCAGGATTAAGCTGTTGTGGTTGTTGAGGCATACCAAATCCACCACCCTGTGCAGGAGGCAGTTGGATACCACGTTGTTGTGCGAACTCTCTTGTTCTAGGAGGCGTATAGCCAGCCATGTAACTCATAATCAGCTCATCTGTGTTAGTGTCTCTTCGTACCAGTTGCCGTTGTAGGCAACACATAACTTTGCTGTTGATCCACCACCGAATAACAACACAATCTCACCATCAGCAGGACTGCTCGATAAATCTGTTGAATCAGTCTCATCGCTAGTGACTACGGGAATGGCCACAGCACCGTTGACCGAAATCTGTGAAGGGTCAGTCAAAGCCAATCGAGCATTAGCTCGCCTAGCTCTGGGAGGAAACTTCGGACCTCTGTTGAGTCCACCAATTAATCCACTCATTACCATTGCCTCGATGTTGGGCCGTCAAACGAGTTGAGTTCTACTCCGAGGAACTCATAACTCCATGATTGGCTGTCAGTGTTGTTTTGAAGTTTGATAAACATGTCATGACCAACCGCTCTTCGTCTCTCACTTTTATTGCGACCAGCAGACACAGTAGCAGCCAGCTGAGAAGTGCTAGAAGCAGCAGCAGCTTCGGCTGTTTCTCCGGTGTAAACATTGAGTGCGACATTGTTACTTCCTGTTCCCAGTGCTGCCTTTAACTCTGTGAGCATGATCTTTGGGCGGTTCTTCAAATTGATTGGTCCGAGTTTGACATACGAATCAATCGCTGTTGAATCATCCGTCTTGCTAGGTGTGTCATAGTCGAAACGCCGTACATAGCCGTCCTGACCACCCATTAACACAGTTCTGTCGGCAGCCGCATCACCGTCGAACGTATGAACACTGATGGGATTGTGGTCATTGTTTCCGAACTTGTCCGGCCACCAACTCTGATTACGAGTGTCGTAGTAGTAGTTAGTGGTTGCTCCACCACCAAGCGGTGTCAAAAACACATAGAATCCACGCTCACGGTCAGACCACACCATACGAACTAACGTGGTGTTAGCATTGTAAGTGTTCATGCGTTCCTGAATGGCGTTTTCAGTGATGTTCTGTGGAGGTGAACCAGGCTGCATCTGGTACACACCGCCACGACTACCAAAGAAGTAAACAATGCCTTCAGGACTCTTGCAGTACGGTCTACCGAATGGCGCACCGATTGTGTCTGAGATCAGGTCAAGACGACCACCTTCAGCCGGATCACCAGTCATCTGATAGATACTGTGGTCACCAAAGAACAGCAGGATGTCGTCGTTGTACGGACAAATCGCATTGACGATATCAGGACTCTTGCCAGCATCAGCATTGTTTCCAGCGACAGCCATAGTCGCAGTCGGCGTTGCAGGACTGTAGTTCCAGTTCCTAGCATCACCCACAGCACTCATATACCAGTTGTGTGGATCAGAGCTAACGCCAGACTGCACAATGCGACCACGCCAAGTCTCGATAAGACGAGGCTCATTACTGCTATCAACAGGCAGAGAACCAGAAGAAGCCGACCATGTAGCCACTGTGTTGGTAGACGCTGTCCATTGCTTCACGGATGCTCCGTCAGCAAAGTAAACAACACCAAACAGTTCAGCCGAAAAGATGGCAGGTACACTCGATGACAAAGCACTACTGCCGTTAGTAGCAGTTGTGAATCCCGAAGTGGTTACCTTAGCCACAGTACCATTGGTCACAGCGTAAGTCGTAACCGTTCTAGCACCAACCTCTGCTTGAGAGCCAGGCACATCACGAGCTACAACCTGTCCAATGTCCTGAACCTTACCGTCAGCTGTTCGAGCATTAACGTACTTTGTTAACCCAGCTCTTTGGCCACCACGAGAGCGGCCTGTGCCTGGATCGTAAGCACGAACGTTCTGGCAATCGACAGTCGTTCCTCTTGGCTGTGTTTCATAGCCGGTTGATTCGACGAGTCCCTTGACTGGCCACGGCAAATCAAACCGTGTCAGTAGTCTCGCCATTAGCTCATCGCCGCTCCATTGTTAGCAATAGGTGACCAGACAATCGATGTACCTTTGTTGATACTTATGAGTGTCAGTAGGTCACCTGCATCAGCCATGGTCGCAGTCGTTTCCGTACCATTACCACTATTCAGGATTTCAGAGCCTTCGCCGGTAATTGCTAGGTCACCACCATCTGTTTTCAAACAGATAGAGATCACGATTCCAGCTCTTTCTGGAGAAGCAATTTTACGCGCTTCCGAAGCAGCAGTAACAACACTGCAAATACCAAAACTACGGTCAACCGGAATCGTACCGCCTGCACCTGGATCGACGATCTCCAATCCTGGTTCACGTCCAATTTGTTGAAGAATGTTATGTCCACTCATCAAAGGGTTCCTTATTAGGAAGAGATTAAATGTAAGTCCACTGTTCCGGCAGCATCGCCTTGCAGTTTGAGAAAAGCTGCACCTTCGATAGCACTGGCAAGTGCATACGTTCGGTCGGCAGCTACCGTTGTTGAAATAGCACTACCAGCGTTGTAAAGCTGCTGGTAAGTGCCATCTTCTGTACTGGCAATCCAGTAAGTAATCGCTGTGATCGAAGAACCGTTGGGAACGAACACTATTCCCTTCGTAAATCCTGAGAACACAATCGCAGTTGAGTTGTCCTTGTCATCGCTTACAGTGACGCTGGATAACACATCGTTTTGAGGTGTGCAGTGCATAGTTCACCTATGGGTTCGTGTCAGTAAAAAATGAGCCGTTGTACTTCACAACGTCACCGTTCATAAATCTGTTTTGTTGCTCGCTCCATGAGTCCTGATCTGAACCGTCACCGTTGTAGCCCATGCGTTCTGGTGTGTGCATGAGCTTGTCGTAGGCAATGGATGCGTTGAGCCGGTTCTGGAAAGCAGCAGCGTGAATCCCTGCGTTGTTGTCCATGCGTGCTTCAGCGACTGCCAGACACGATTCGAGAATTGTCTCGGCATGTGCCTGTCCACCTTTGGGATATGGATAGCTTGCGTCAATCTTTCCGGGTAGTGCGTGGTAGCGATAACTGAGCGTGTAGACTTTATCCGGTTTGGGATAAAGCATTAGCTGAAATCGCTGACCGTTCGATCCATCAGAACTAATAGGTCGGATAGCAGCGAGTTTCGGGTCACTCGCAAGATCGCTGTAATCTCGCTGTCGCAACACACGAATTCGATGCTCTCCGGTTATTTCGACTGGAAACCAGCGACTGTCATCGGATGAATAAGTCATCTGGCCTATCAAGCCGCCAAAGTCTGCACTGAGCGTGTAGTTCGATGTGTTGGCGACTGTGGATAGAGTTGTTGTTGGTTCAAGAAAAGTCCACTTATAACCAGTCGGAGACTGCTGTGTTGGAGCCGGGTGGTAGAAGTTGCGAAGACCAGACTTCACGATGTCGTCGATCTGTGAACCTTCGTCGCTCGACCAGTTGGAACTTGTGCGTTCACCGAATAGGAACCAGCCAATCTCCTTGCGAATGTCTGCATAGGTGAGACTCAGCGTTGATTCGGTGGAGGTGTCTGCCGGGCTGCCAAGTGTCTTGATTGTGAACTGAACCGGAATGGCATTGGTGTGTGTGAATAACAAACCAACCACAGAAGCATTCATCTCGGTGGCAGTTAAGTTCACGCTGTACTGGCCATTGCCTTCTTCAGCGATTGAGCCTGAGATGCTTGCTTGTGTTCCACCATCTTTGGTGATGTACTTACCAATCGCACTGGCAACACCAGTCAGTGCTGCACCGCTTGATTTGTTTACGAGGCCAAAGGTAAAACCTGTGACCGCTTCATTTCGTACAAAAGCCATTTGATTCTTTCAGAGATGTGCGAGTCGCCCTGACGCAGCAGCCGAAGCCACTACGCCAGAGCTGACGCACAGGAGACTTAGTTAGCAATTTGCTCAGCCTGAACACAAGCAACCCAATCGACATGTACGATAGGATCAGTCGTGCCAGAACTGTGGCAAACAAAGCTAGGTGTCATTGCTACGATTGGGATATTCGTAGTGATGGTGTCCTTAGCTACGCCATTAACGTATGGCGTAATCTTCGTAAGACCATCCACGACAAAACCGAGTTTCACATAGGTGTCATCTACAACAGTGTGAACTGATGCAGTTGAACTTCGTGAACCAGCTTTTTCGCTGTGAATACCCATAGCAGTCGAGTTGATTGCTTCAAAGCCAATGTGATTTGCCGTGCTGTTAGCAGCAGAAGCAAACACAGAGGTGTCAACAATCGCAAGACCAGCAAACATCTGGCAGGTTGTACTACCGATGTCAGCAATCTTTACTCGTGCTTCGTAGTAAATAGTTGCGTTAGCGTTCGGAATAAACGAACTAGCACCCGCAGCACCACCCAACTGAATCTGCACACCTTGGTTGTTTGTTGAACTGGCAGAATCCAGTAACAACACACCACCTTTGGCAGCAGCATCAAGAGCAGCAGTACCGGCAGTTGCCTGTGTGAGAACCCATTTGTTCTCATCATCAAACGTCAGAAAGTCGTCGATGATTCCGAAGCCTTCGTCTAACCCACCAACGCTAAGCTGCGTTAGTGGAGACTGGCTCCAGACGGTCGGAGACAAACCTCGCAAGAGATTGCTCGACCCACGTTGCGGTTTGAGATAAAGGTCACCCATTATTCAAACTCCTTTCCTAATTAGGCCACATATCCGACGAAGTTTCGACGGCGATTCAGGCAGATGAAGTTACCCCAAGCATCCATGTGAACTTCACGCACAGTATGCTGACGAGCAGCTTTCTGTGGTGGATGCCACAACATGTCACGGCCCTTCTTGTAGTGCCATTGCAATGTCTTGTGGTTCACACCGTAGATTGGGTTTGAAGAATCGTTTGAGTCCAGATATGGAACCCACACGACAGGGTTGCCCTTAATCACAACCGAGCCAGCGTACTTCATCAGATCCGTTCCCAGATTGTCGTTGCGACTTTCCAAGAGCTTCTCTAAGTCAGAGATGACTGAGTAAGTGGTATAGAACATGTGGTCACTTGCAGCTTTTCCACCGGCAAGTTCAGAGAACTGCTTGGGGGCTTGGAAGTAACAGTGAGCAATGGCCTTACGCAGCTTGGCTACGAGGTCATCACGAGAACCGGCACTGGTGTAATTAAACGCCCAGTTCTTCCAGTTCGGAACATCAGCAACTGCAATATTAGCAGCACCAGATGAAAAACCACTCGGATCTCCACCAGTGAATCCACCGCCAGGAGTCGTAGTAGACTTCTGAATCCAGAATGGAATCCCAGATGGGCTTCGTGGGCTTTCTGTCGAGCTACTAGGTGCAGTCCACAGAGCTTCTTCCATCAACTCAAAGTAGTCGTTGAAAGCAGAGTGACGACGAATATCAATCTCACGAATGATAGTTTCACGGTCACTTTGGAACGCATCTTCATCAACGTCATAGCTGAAGTTGACAGTTGCTTTTGTGAAAGGTTGCTTCGCTGTGGTCATCAGGTCTTTGACTGATGTAGCGTCAACACTGTAAAGCTCAGAGAACTTTGCTGTTCCAGTGTTCGTTGTTTGAACCTTCCATTCAAGTTGTCCACCGCCAGAATACGGAGTACGAGTCTTCCCACTCAGAAATTTCTGAGCGAAGACATGGTGTTGCTTATCCAGTGACAAGTCAACCCAACTCTTCTTCTTGAAGTTGTTGAGAGTTAGGGTAACGAAATCACCGAGCTGGTCTGGAAGTAAAGGCATGTTATTGCCCTCCTATATTCAGACCGACTAAGATCCGTTGTCCGTCAAGGCAGAGTCGTAAAACTCTCTAAGTACCTCACTGTTGACCAGTTCATCTACATCTTCAGCCAGCTCTGGTTGAGCAGCGGTCGTTGCACCTGAACCGAGTCTACGGCGAGAATTGCGCCTTGCACGGTCATTGAATCGTTGTCGGTGTTGGTTACTAATTTGTTCACCAAACACAGTGTGATATGCCTGTTTCACTAGCTCTTCCTGTTGAGGAGCTAGAAGTCCCTGAGCTTCATAACCAGCAGCTAACACGTTGACCTGATCGAACAGGCGTTCCATGTTTTGTGCTTCCTGACTACCCGGCACAAGTTCCTGATAAGGCGAATCACCAAAAAGTGTTTGGTCATCTAAACGAGACACAGCACTATTGAATTGATCTAACTCTCCAGCTGCGTACTGCTGTTGCTGATAGGCTTCAGCTTGCGACACATACTGTTGTTGATAGGCAATTCGATCTTGCTGATCGAGAATACTGCGAGCGACCGTATCGAGCTGCTGATCGTAGTATGACTGCATTTGCATAGCCATCTGATCGATTGCTAATCGTAGTCCCTCGTCGTAATCATCACTCAGGTCCACTCGGAACTGAGGTTGCTGAGAACGATAAGTTTCAGCGGTCTGAGCTTGTTGTGTCTGTAGTTGGTTTTGATACCAGTTCTGCCATTGGTAGAGATTATCATTACCTTTGTTGAACTCGCTCACTACATAATTCAACTGCTCTTCGTTTGCAAAGCCGTGTGGATCGAGTCCATACTGCTGAGCGCGTGCCACCAAGTCAGGATTAAACGTCTGACCAGACACATCGTCATTAATGGAAGGTTCATCATTAACGACTGGTTCAGGCTCTGAATCAACAGAGTCTGATTGTTCTATTTCGTGCGATTCTTCGTGGTCTGCTTCAACCTCATCGATCACCGCTAAATCATCTTCAGTAAGAGTGATTTCTTCTTCCTGTGATTCTTCATTAATTTCTTCTGGCATCTCAATCTCCATAACCACCGTTACGGTCGAAAAGACCACGGTGCTTCAAATAGCGTGCGCGTTCACGGCGTGAGTGAAAAACACAGTCACCACTGTCAGTGAACGATACTCCTGTAAATCCATTCTTCTGTACGTCTTCTCGAAACTCTCGAACCTGAGTTGGATGCACACCAGCAGCGTCACTAACCAAGCCGGTTGACCAGGCATTTGTGCCTAGCCGTCTATCCACTTTCTTTACGTTCTCTTTTCCAAACTCAGGTGCTGGCTCGTCATGCCAAGCGAGTTTTCCGTCGTTATCACGCCAATAGTATTTCTTAGCCATTAAGTTGCTTTCTCTCTGCCCATCATTCCCATCTGCTGCTCGTTAGGCTGGCCACCTTGCAGTAGCTGTTGCATCACGTTGCTTCTGGCTTTGTCTGTGCCGCCGGTGGAAACACTCTTGCGAACTGACTCACGAACTGTGTGTGTGGCCTGAGCTGGTTGCTCTGGAGTAGGTCCAGGTCGCTCACTGCCCGGCTGATCGAACTTCACAATCGACCTTAGTCGTGGCATGTCCATCAGGTCTGCGTAGACTTCAGTGAGTTCCTGCATGTCTACTGCTCCACCAGCCTGAGCAAGCACTTGTTCCATTGGCATAGCAATCTGTGTTACAAAGTTTGTCAGTCCCTGAACACGCTCACTTGGAGACTTGTACATCATGCTGAAAGGTTCAACTTCAAAGTTGTAATCGAGGAAATTGCCCTCACGAACTTCGGGGTCCCAGTCAGCTCTAATGGTTTGACCAGCAGCTTCAAACTCGTTTGGAATCTCAAGCATCTCATCCTGCCAAAGCAGTAAACCGAGATCCTTGCAGATTCGAGATGTAAAGTCCACGACACGATACTGCATGTTCGCTTCTCGCTTTGACACAGCACCATGGATCAGCTTATCTTGGCCTAGCGTATCCGCTTGGGGACCAAGACCTGCCATCATCTGCAAGTTCCCAGCCATCCGGTCGAATGTATCTCTCATGCTGTGCGAAAACGCCTGATTCTGTGAATCCACTCCACCCATCTTCATTACGTTTACACTGTCGGGGTTATCTACTCGTGTCCATTCACCATCACTGGCACGTTCAATCCGGCGAGCATCGTCCTGATGTCCAGCCTGATAAAACGGAATATCCTTCTGTCGTTGAGCCTGTCGTTTCTGTTTTCTCAGTAGTCCGTTGACCAGATCACTCAGTGGCTTGAGGTTCATCGCTGGTGATACCGGCATAATGTTGTCCGGCACTTCACACGTTAGGCTTAATGTGTGATAGGGTCCGTTTTCAGGACCTTCCCATTCAACGATGCGTACTGGCTTTGTGTCTTTACCAACCGGCATCGTGACAATCAGATTGTCTTTGGGAAGCCAGATGTCCATCAGGTCAATCATCGGGTCGATGCCAGCTTCAGTGGTTTCACTTCGTAATAACTCACGCACCGGAACCTCACCAGAATCACTGGAATAGTTAGGGTACTGAGTCGCTGGTTTCAACTCCTCTACAACCTTGCGGTCGTATGCCGCATCGTTCATCACCTTCTCACGACTAATGCGGTACTTATTGAGGCAGAACGAACTCTTGCGCCATTCACTCGCTGTGGTGTCATACACAAAGTCATCAAGGCTGATGTTCTCAGCAAAAGGTTTGCCGGGATCAACCCATTCGTCTTCGCCTTCCAGCTGCACAAGTCCTGCGTCAGCGGTGTAGACCTTCACAATGCCAAGGGCAAAGAAAGAATCCATCACCGCTTTTCGCAAGATGCTCTCCAGGCGTATCTCTTTGATCAGATTGTTTAAGCTCAACTGGAAGGTGTGTGCAAACCATTCAATGTCCGGGTGTCGTGCAGTCACCAAACATCGTGGCCTGTTCGCAGCTAAGCTCATCGTGTACGTTTCAGCCGTTTGATACATCAGGTTCATAATGACTTCACGACGATTCATCTCATCAGTCACACCGTAATGCGAACCAACAAAGTCACGCACCAAGGCTTTGCGTACCTCACGGAAAGGTCGCAGTGCTTTGGTGGAATGCTGAATTGCTTTCAACAATCTTGAGCGATCAAGTTCTTTATTCGGATTCATTACCAACCATCGTTTTGTAACGCTAAACGATCTTCGTACTCTTTGATTCGCCATGCCATGCAGCCGTATGGCAAGTCTTCTTCAAAAGCATCTCGTTCAACTGGTTTGCGTGCTGGCCTATCTTTTGTTGCGTGCCATGCGAGAGCTGCTGCTATCACTCGGTCACCATGTGCCTGACCTTTGGCCGAGTCGTCCTGTGTTTTAATGGAACGACTGTGTACAACTTTCCCCTGCTTGTAAACGTATTGCCGACATTCATTCAGGAGCTTCTCACTGCGGATACAGTATTCACCGTTCTGAATGGCTGCTGACATCTGACTCAGTACAGCAAGTTTGTTCTTGTCCGTACTGAACCAGCCTGGATTGCGTGTCTTCTTGCGATAACTCTTGTTCTCGATTTCACGGTAGTAAATGTTCCCGTAGTTACGTTCGAGGATCTGCTTCGTGTAAGCAGCTCCCGGCGGTCCATTCATTTCCCAAATTAAGTAGGCGTTGTTAAACCACTTACAAGCCGCAATCGACATGTCAGCGAACGCTACTGGTCTGAGTGTGTTGGTCGCAAATTCGGCCACCTGTTGTCCGGTTACTGTGTCCGACACAACCATCACCGAGTTACTTGTGTAATCACCACCGAGTCCGGCAGAGATGTCACAACCAATCACATACTGTCCGCTCTTTACAGGTACACCGCTACTATCACGGTGACACCAAACCTTAAACGGACCGTCCGAAGTTTCATTAAACTGGGGAGTAAGGTCTTCTTCGTCATAAAACAGGATTCCTTGCTCATAGGGGCGAAGCAGTCCTGATTTCCCTTGTTCGTACAAATCCTTGCCAAAGATCTGATACTCAGAACCGCCGTAGTCACGGTCTAGTTCCTGTGCGATTGACTGGGGTGTAGCTCCTGGTCGTTGACACTCTTGGTCGTAATATGGTGCGCGAACTTTTCCATCCAACACATACTTGTAGCCTTCGGGAAACTTGTAATCCTTGTCAAGGATTTGCAACACACCCTCCTTGCTGGTGTACAAACCAACTCCACGATCAGGATGCTCCGTCCAGTTAAGGATGATCTTCCTGATGTTCGATGGTGTGTGCATCACATCGTAGTAAGCACCACTTGCTCCTTTCGGAGTGGATACAAACACACGACAGTCTGTTGCGTGTTGTGTCGCTGCCAACGCTTTGTAGTCGTCACCGTTTGGAAACGCTGCATATTCGTCGATAGCAATGGCTTTCTTACGGCCACCACGGAAGGCATCTTCTGTGGTTGATGCCCCTTCAAACGTCGAACCGTTGTCTCGGTTTTCCATCAGCATCATGGAACGATAGGTCTTACTTGGTTTCATCCAAGCAGGTAATCCACCACGTCCACCATCGCCGTTGAGAAGGAAGTCTAGCTTCCACATCAACGTGTCCTTCTTCCCCGGCTTGTCCACAAGATCAGCAGTACGGGACATAATCCCGAAGCTGCTGAAGTCGTGAAACATCCAGTGATGAAAGAAGAGAGTCAGGAACATCCATGTCGCTCCCAAGTCTCTCGACTTCTCCACACCAATGTCGTGTTGACCTAACACTTCATCCATTTCGAGAAACGCTCTATCTTGGAACTCGTAAGTTCTAAAAGGAATTACGTTACTCGTTGTTCCCACCAAACGATTGTTGCGTGGCTCATAGAGCCAGCAGAATGTGTTGATGAAAAACAGGATGTCGTGCTTACAGGCAGTCCATAAGGTGCGCTGACGATCAATCGTGTCTGCCCATTGAAGCAGGTCACGTCTGAACTCCAGATTCTCTTTCAGCCCCTTGGGGACAGTGCCATATAAACTCAAATCAACATTCCATTAGGCTGTGCGTTTAAGGTGTCCTGTAGTCTGTGTAACCACTGCCACCACACATACGATTTCCAAATTAGCACCAGAAAATATGTAGTTGCGGCTATGTGGAATAAAGTTCCTGTGATGTAGAACAGTCGGTTACGTTTCATCTTGAGACACCCTTATGTAAGTTCGGAAAGAATTGCTTCGATTTGTTCGACGCTCTCTCCTGTGTCTCTCATTCCCTGGTCGTCTGTCGTTCGTCCTGTTTTCAGTTGTTCACCAAGAACCTTGTCCATGAACTTTGTTTGATTGGTACTAGCCCAAATCAACATGTTCCATGCTCCGGGTGTTGGTGCGTCTTTTGGTTTAATCTTCCAGCTGGTCATTTCACCGACCGCCTTGTGTAAGTTGTGAAACACAAAAGCAATGTCAGCAGGTAGTTCACTGTCGTTGATGTCGTAATCACCTAAGATCCCGATCAACTCTTCCTGTGATTTCTCCTGCTCAATCTGCTCCAGTTGTTTTGGTATGCCTCTCATGCCGAACTTCAGAAACTTCTCATGGATCTCTCGTTCGACCTCGGCTGATACAAACCCCATTTCAGCCATTACTTTGTCCGATGCGTCTTTCCACTCCATTTCCTTCTTGGCATCAGCGTATCGCCTCTTCCATTCCGACCCACGCCCTTCCCGCTTCATGCGGTTCTTAAAAATTGTTCGTGTTGTTATGCCTTTAGCCATCCGGTAGCTCATTGTTTAGGTACATGCCAAAACAGCTTCTACAAAGCCAACCTTGCCAATTAGGTTCAGTGACTTCAGTAAGCTCTTCTTCAACGTGTCGATTGCACTCAGAACAAACATGTTTCACAGGCTTGTCTTGAGCGTCTTGTACAGTGTCAGTGCATTCGTGTGGGTCATCGCTAGTCCCACAATGTCGGCATCCATCTCCGCTGCTGTCAGGTTGATTGACCATTGGCCATTGCCTTCATGTGCTGCACTGTTGGTGGTTGTCCCCTGAGTTCCACCGTCTTTAGTTATCTTGGTTGTCACTGAGCCGCTGGTGATCGCAGCTCCCGTACTCTTGTTCACCAACACAAAGGTCAGTCCAGTTAGGGCTAATCCTTTGCGGTATCTGTCTTCTGTTGCGATGTCGCCGATTAATGTGTTTGACTGAGCGATAATTGGAATGACGCTTTGAGTTGTTGACATGCCTCTGGTCACGATGTATTTGACGGTGTTGTTTCCGACAAACGCTGGACCGATTAAGTCTTTGACTGCCATTAGCTCGCACGAGTTCTACTAGTTGGGTTACTTGCGTCATTAATCGTCCATGTCATGGCCGTTGTGCTGCCGTCCAGCTTCTTGCCCGTGATCGTTGTGCTACTGATGGCGAACTCACCAACGGTGCAATAAATCATGTACAGCAGTTGTGCTGGTGTAGCAGCTGCTCCGTCAGAGGCGTAGCTCTCTGTCTGAGCCGTAGTCCACATTGCATCCATCTCGGTTTTGGTTGGTGGATCGTATGCGTTAAGAGCGTCTGTGCATTCGCTCTGCACTTCAGCGTCCCAGGAACTGTTCCAGGGAACTGCTGTCAGTCCTGCACCGGCTGAACCGATTTCAGCAGTGTCCACTAGGATTGCGTCGATAATTAAATCTAACCGTCCACCATTGGCCCAGTCTCCTTGCAGTTCATTCGTGTCTGCCAGAGTCGCATCTAACAGCAGGTCTAAACGACCACCGTTTGCCCAATCAGCCTGTAACTCGTTGGTGTCGGCTAAGGTAGCGTCGATAATCAAATCTAAGCGACCGCCATTTGTCCAATCACCCTGCAACTCATTGGTGTCCACCAAAATGGCATCTACAATTCCGTCGATGGTGTTAATCTTCCCGTCGAGCGTAGTGCCAGTGTCAACAAGGATCGCATCAACTACTGTGTCGATAGCATCCACCTTCGTAATCAAGTCCGCACTGGCTGCAAACATCGCATCGTAGATTGCTTCTTCCAACACATAAAACGTTTTGAATACCGGCAATGCTCCTGAAATGTGGCAGGCAATCTGCAATTCACCTACTGTGTTTGTGTCAGTGGTGTTCAGGACAACTACATAAAAGCCAGCTTCGTCATGTGCTGAATTACTTGTTTCTGCTTTGTCTATAAAGTTCCCGCCATTCTTACTCACCCTGACGTGAGAGTCCTCAATGGTCAGACCAGTTTCCGCAGTCTTGCCATCAGTGTCATCCAAGAATGGCCCGAATCTAAACGTGTATGCTGTGGATTGCTTTAAGAACATTAGCTACTCAACTGTCTGTATGTGTTCATTGCGATTGCAGCGATTGGAGTTGACCCTCCACCACTAGCGTCTTGTGTTTCTAAATACACCTGCGAAACCTTCATCTCGTCACCAGCACCCATTCCAGCACCGCTTCCAGCGATAGCGGTGATGCGAAAATTCAGATCCGTCCAGTCACTTATGCCAGACACGTCTGAAATGGTGTATGAATAAGCAGTCCAACTACTGGTACTAACACCTGTATTGGTTGTCGTGGCTTTAACCGATGAGCCTTCTAACAGTTCAATCTTTAGATCAGGACCACCAGCTCCTGTGTTGTCATCTCTCAGTGCTGTGTATTTGATGTATGTCCCCGATGAACCAGGAGTAGACACATCACTCAGCCTGACGATACAGACTTCATTACTGCCGTTATCCGTGACCTTGATATAGGTTGTCGCACCATCGGAACTTGTCTCATCAATGCTTGTGTACAGCGTTCCACCACCGGATTTGTCAGTCCAGTTGCCGTCAGTGTCATCTGCATCAGGTCTAGCGTATTGAGCCATTTATCACCTTTGGCGGTAACACCAGTGCCAGGAACAACATGATTGAACCCAACCTTGGCAACATCACGGTCAGCACTATGGCCAAACACATGATGTCGTAAAACTTAGTAACTTCGTCGCATCTTCTTGCCGGACTTCTTGGCAGCTCGTTTGGCCTTCTTTTTTCCGGCTTTCGTGTATGGGTATTTAGTCTTTCCAACCTTCGGCATCGTCCATTCCTTGTTTAACGTAATAAGGGCTTTTGCAGTCTCCGCATTGCACCATTTCCGGGTACAACACCCACCATTCGGCTTCTTCTAAACGATCCTTTTGATCCTGTGTTAAATGTTCACTTTCTAGGTGAATTCCTCGTACCCATTGTTCTCTTCCACACTCTGGGCAGTCCCATCTCCAGGCAGCGTGTAATTCCACTGTTTCAGCCATTTTGCGTCCTGTTCATGTATTAAAACCTCCGCATCATCGTGCGGAAGCCAGCCGTTTTTCAGCAAAGCCTGTATGACCTCTCTGAACGCCATCTGTGCGGCTTGGTGTGCCCCCTGGTAGTTTTCCGTGCGGTAGCCCGCAAGGTTGTTCTCGATCACGCTGACGGCGTTGTGGACGACCTTGAGGTTTTGGACTTTCATTTTTTGTTGCGCGGGAAACAGGGGCTATATAGTAGGGACTCCAAGGATAGGGGGGGGGATATGGTTCATATATACAGGAAGCCACAATCCCCGCTACCAGCGTTAAACTCTACTCCGCTAGCGTCTCCGTGCGTTCCCAAGCCACCGGATTAATCCAGTGGTGTTGAGACTGCTCAAGTCCATCGAAGTGAATCAACACACGAGAGGCAGAGCTGTCACGACTAGTGTCCCTCTGTCCTCGTCTCAACATTGTACGCAGCCCAAGAAATATTCTGTTGTCTTCAGCCGCTAAGAATAGCCTTAAATAATTATTTGGAATAAATATCCAGAAAGATATCAAATAGTGTTTGACAACTAACCGATGTACGCTAACATGGTGAATATCCAGTTGGATATGAGGCAGCTTCAAACCAGATCACTCGAAAGGATCAAACACATGACATACCCACGAATAACAGCAGGAGCAACACGCGAGGATGTACTAAAAGACGATCTCCATCTCTACACAATCGGTCTTCCTTGGCTTTGCATGCTTCACGCCCAAGCTGAGGAGCCAAAGAAAACCCACTGGGCTGAACAGCGTGACAAGTCCCTTAAAGCGATTAGCGAGATTAAGCGAGAGCTGGAGTCTCTTGCTGCCGAGTAAGTCGAAACCGCCAACCGGCGGTCTGTCGGATCTGACCTACCGGCATTGATAAGACAGGTCAACTAACCCTGATCACTCGAAAGGATCAAACACAATGGAAAGTAATTTTCTACACACCGAACCGCAAGTAATTTTTGACCAACTGGAACCAGTAGACCAAGAGTTCTTCCTTAACGACTTCGAACCAGTACGTTTTCGTGACCGTCATCACGACACCAAAGAACACATCTTCAAGCGTGAGAATGGGCGACTGTTCTACGCTCAGGTTTTCGCCTACGGCAATGACCTAGACAACGCCGTTGAGGACGGATTCCCACTGAACCCACCGTACACATACATCTTCACCAGAGAAGACGGCAAGCACGGATTCACAACGGCCTACCACTTGGAAAGCGGTAAAGATTCGCACGGCTACCTCACGCACTTTCTAGAGCATCTCAAGGCCGACAGGAAACGCCATTACAAGCGTGGGCAATTTCTCCATCATTGGTGCAATCAGGCCTACCGAGATGCCGAGGTGTTGGTCGTTGACACCGAGAAACGGTTGGCTTTGTGCGAGTTCGAAATGCCTAACGGTACAACAGCTTTATTCGTGATTGATTCATACACCGGTGAAGGGCGACGATGCCGCTTTTCCTACCGTCGATTGCCGAAGCGTTGGGTCAAGTTGATGGAGGAACAAAAGGTCAGATGGATAGGCCAAGGGCAAGGTTCCAGCGAGCCAGTCCCACTCCCGTACTAACGTGTCGAAACGCTCTTCGGAGCGTCTGCCAGACGTGACCTACTGGCACTGATGAGACAGGTCAACTAACCCCGATCTTCGAAAGGATCACAACCATGGCACGATACAAAGTCACCTACTCCACCGATTCACTAGACACCAATCCCACGGTCAAAGAATTCGACGAGCATGACGAGATGGAGGACTGGATTCACGAAGAGATGAGTGAGCGAATCTCATGGGTAGTACAACACTCAAGCTATCCAATCACCGAGGAGGACTTGGAAGCACTGCGAGAAACCGAATCGACACTATTGCACATTCAAGTTTTAAACTAAGCCGAAACGCTCCTCGGAGCGTCTAGGTGGCATTGGTTCGCCACCTACTGACGATGGCAGACCTCATCACATTTCATCAACTCGAAAGGATGAAACACATGACTACTCAAACACACACAGGCCGAATCTATGTTGCATGCTTGGCCTCTTACAACGCTGGCATCCTACATGGTGAATGGATCGAGGTAACAGAGTTTGCCGACGATCTCAAAGCACGAGTGCAGGCCATGCTCGACCGATCGCCAGAACCATACGCTGAAGAATGGGCAATCCATGATCATGAGGGTTTTGACAGGCTAAGCGAGTATGAAGACCTCGACGATCTGGCTGAGCGCGTCGGCTATTGGGAGCAATACGGACAGGACGAAGTAGAAGCGTATATAAGCCACTTTGGCGACTTCGACGAAGACAAATTCCAAGATCGTTATTGCGGTACATGTGAGAATTACCACAACGCACAACGGCGCTGGGCGTGCGACCGGTTTAATGAGCTAGACCTGTGCCACTTCACCGATGATCAGAAGGCCACATTCTGGAATTACGCAGACGAAGACCACATCCTGCGGGAAATGGAACATTACACCTCATTCATTTCATGTGTAACGAACAATCACACCTGCTACATCTTCGACAACTACTGTTAGAGCCGAAACACCGCTCCGGCGGTGTCTGGTTGGAATGATCTCCAGCCACTGATGAGGCAGATCACCTTAAACCTAATCACTCGAAAGGATTAGAACTATGAAAGTTAAAGACGCAATCAAGTACTTACAATACAAGAATCCAGAGGAGGAAATCATCATAGCATGGTGGGATATGGATGATTTCTTTGACGACGATTACGATTGGTTCGAACCACGAGTCAGCAAGAAAGAATGGGAAAGCGTAGTTCACATCGGTGATGATATGGACTGGAGTATGACCCACGAAAACTTGCAGGAAGTTATGGAGATGGAAATCAAATCCAACAGGAAAGGATCAGAACTATGAAATTCAACGTATACACCCACGGATTTGAGAAGCTGGACGGATTGCCAACTCCACGACTAATACAAGAGGTCAACAAATCGTTGACGGGTTATGTCGATGGCTGGCATAAAGACGGTCAATGGCGATTCGCCAGCGAAGAAGACAACGCGACAGATATTGTCAGCATCACCGTAAGACCAAACCCAAGTAACTAACCCGATCTTCGAAAGGATCAGAACTATGAGAATTATCCAAACAGAATGCACACCTGAGCAAATTGAGCAGGATATGCCAGAACTTGAGAGGCTAAACGCCGAAGCAATGGAAACCGAATTCATGTGGGAGTTCTTCGGAGGAACTATCACATTGCCAAACGGTAATAAGTATCAGGTGACCGGAGAATAAACCCCGTGAAGACTGTCACCGCGCTAGTTGGAGCATATGCGGATCATACCCGCAGCGGTGACCTGTAAAACGAGGCCAGACGAAACGTGCCGTCTGACCTCAGTGACAAACCAAACTTTCCCGAAGGAAAGCCTCGAAAGGATCAGTCACAACACAAGTATAGCACGAATGAGGATTGCACACGATGCAATGGAAAAAAAGGACGAAGCGGCTCACAGACACCGTTTCAAAACGTAGGTACTGGACGACGAACGACGATCAATTCCAGATCGTTTACACAGAATCCCTCTTAATGCCAAAGCCGTGGAAGAAGCTACCAAAAAGCCAACGGTCAAAATATCTGACTCCGGTTTATCAGGTCTTCACAAACACAGGTGACGGGTTCACATGGTTGACTCGTAAATACTTCAGAACTTTCAAAGCCGCTGAACGTGCAATCGTTCAGGCTCAGCGATAGAGGAGATTCACAATGAAGATAGAGATTCAAATCATAGACGCATTGTGTGTGATGGAACACATTTTAGATCGGGACAACTCTAACCCCGGAACTGTTTTCCAACAGGCCATTGAAGAATACAGAGAGGAGCAGGGCTCGGTTAGTGTGCGACATTTAGTGATCGGTATGGCTGAGCAGATCAGCTTAGGCTGTGGCGATGCTCTGAATCTTTCTGGGCAAACACTTGGTGGAGTTTGCCTAGCGTATGACTTCGACTGGATACCTGCATTGCTAGAGCATGGATACCATGACACGGGAAGCCTTGAGGCGATGACAGAGGAGCTGTTTCGCTACTACACCAAATGGCATTACCTTCGGACGATAAGAGACGCAAAGCACGAAGACAAGGAGATTCACAATGACTGACAAAAAGAAAATCTATAACTACGAAGGTGTTTATGAAACCTGTTGGTTCGCTGAATCACTCGGCCACCAAAGCATTGACGATGGGGAACAGGAGATTGCTGACCTGCATGAGGTCAAGAGCTTCGACGATGTGCCCGAGCATTATCAATGCGGGTTTATTGACGAGTTTGAGTCTGATGCTTTGGACTTCATACGCTCCAAGGGCTACACGATTCTTGAAGACGGGGAGGTTTTAGAATGAGACTAATCGCCTACGCAAGAGTTAGCACTGGCGATCAGCAGACCATCGAGGCGCAGGTTGATAAAACCTGTGCCTTTGCTGGTTTGCATGATCACGAGATTGTTAACACATTCAAAGATGAGGGAGTCAGTGGTAAAAACACTGATCGCCCAGGGTTACAAGCCGTGCTGGAAGCCCTGAAAACACAGGACATTGATGGCGTGATAATTACCAAGCTCGACAGGCTTTCAAGGTCTGTTCGTGACTGGTGCGACCTGATGGAGATCTTCGACAAATCATCGAAGGTTCTCATCAGTGTTTACGACTCGATTGACACAAGCACCGCAGCTGGTCGCATGATCGCTAACATGTTTGCGACGATAGCCCAGTGGGAGCGTGAGACAATCGCTGAGCGTACTCGCAGTTCGATGCACTATCTTCGCAAGAAGGGTCGGAGGCTATCAGCTAAACTACCTTTCGGATTCACGACAGATCCTGAAGATGATTCCAAGTTGATTCCCTGTTTACACGAGCATCCGATACTGCGTAAGATTCGCCGTTACCGAAGTGAAGGCAAAGGCTTCTCTGACATTGCAGCCACGCTCAACCGCAATGGTGTTCCGAGCAGGTCTGGCAATGGTTGGACACGCAGCAACGTGTGGAAGATCTTAAAGAGATGTGAGGTGATCCGTGAATGATGTCAACGAAATAGCTATTTGGGTTCCACCTGCTGGTGAGCATTCTCACTGGCAGGAGTTTACTGGAAACACATTAAGCAAGGTTGAATTCGATGATCGTGTTAATGCAATGATCACCGATCTCCAATCTCAAAGTATGATCGTCATCAAGGTCAACTGGACGATCTCTAGGATGCGTGATGAGTTGCTCTCTGCTGGTTTAGACAATACGACAGAAAACAGGGCAGCGGTGATCGCAGGATACACAGGTGACAGCGATGAAAATTGAAACTAAACAGCAACTGCTAGACTTCATCGAGGAGACTCGCAAGGCTAAAGGAATCTCCATCAAGAAAGCATGTGAGAACACAGGCAAC